ATATGCCACCTCCTCTATCGTGGGATAGAAGATGTCTCGAATCTGTGGGTAAGTCGGGGCGAAGTAACCGGCGTTGACGCCAGGCCACTCCATGAAGTGCTTGCTGAGCGCCGAGCATCCCACCCAGGTCTTGCCTGAGCCGAACCCGGCAACGAACGCTCTAAACTTGTGGGGCAGCGTGAGGAATTGAGCCTGCGGAACGTTAAGGCTCGGCATTCGGCTTCCTCGCATCCACTACGTTGACCTGGATACGGGTCGGGATAGCCGGCTGGTCTTCTGGTTCTTCCTTGCGGGAGCGGTTGACGAACATATCGCCCGTCTCTTTCGCTGCCTGCTCGAGGATCTGCATTGCCAGCGGGATATTCTTGGAGCTATCAGCTCTCTCGAATGACCGATTCATCGCACGCAACCGGAAGGCGCGATTCGCTATAGGGATCTCGGCGGTCTCTTCCCGGAACCGCTTGCGGGTGTCTTCAAAGACTGTCCGCCACTTCACTCCAAGGTCACGCCCTGCATACTTGGTGGGGTCGTACAGCTCGCACTGCTGGCGGGTCAGTTCAAGGCCGAACGTTTCCTTGACAGCTTGTACAACCTGGGTGGGGGTATCGAAACAGGCTAGGGCCTGCACAATGAAGCGCTTCACCTCATCTTTCAGGGCTGCCATATGGGTTTATTCCGTCAAGGTCCTGTCAAGGATCAGGCCGACTTGAGCAGACAGGTTCCGCAGGCCCTCGCAATGTTCAATTTCCCCACCTCAGCAGGACTGTTTGCTGCATCCACCAACGCTTGAACGTCAGGGCTTGCACCGTAGCGGCGGACCACACCAACAAACTCCTCGACGTCATGGCCTTGGAGCTTGATCTTCGGTGCGCCGTCCTGGGTGAAAGCTGGCTGACCGTACTTGTCGGTCGCATGAGCCAAGTGATACAGCTCGTGCTCGATCAGGGCACAGAACTCCAGGTCGCCGCACTGGGCACAGTAGTCAGCGGCCAGAGTGATGATGAAAGTCGGCACATCGCCGAACCAGTCACGCATCTGTTGCTCCATTCGAGCCTTCTGCCAGCCACCTGCACGGAACGCTACCTGCTCGGCCTGGCCCAGTACTGTGCGCCCCTGCTTGCTGAAGCTCGACGACGCCCACATGACCCGGATGTCTGCATCCAGTAGGTGGGCATGGTCTGGGTTGTGGATGCTGCCGGTGTCGGCAAGGATCTCGGCCTGTAGCCAGTCCCACACTTCAGGCGATGGTGTCAGGCGGATGCCGAAGTCGGACAGCTCTGAAAGCTCAACCAGTGACGCAGGAGGCATTGGCCTGTTCATAGCTCCCCCCGTGTCGCGACACAATTTTCTGATTTGCGAAACGTGTCGCGGATTACTGTTTCTTGTCACAGCCCATGCAATCCTCACAGTTCATCGTGCGGCACAGCCAGGCTCTCACCCTCGCCCACCAGATGACCATGAAGATATGGCGCAGGCCGGCGAGTGCCAGGGACATGTGCAGCGTAAGGCCCGCGGTGGTAGGGCCAAAGAAGATGTTCTGGCTGCGGGTCATCACAACAAACCCGCTGATGGCGACCGCCGAATAGATCAGCTTGCCGAGGATGCCGTCTCGCACCCGACCACTGAGGACACACCAGGTCGCCCACAATGCGATTAGGCCGCAGGCGATGGAGTTGATCAGTTCAAGATTCATGGTGGATTGCCTCCCCCGAACCGCTGGCGGATAAGCGCCCAGAGGTCAGCGGCTTTGATTGCTCGGTTGATGGCGGCCAGAAGTGAACCGCCGAAGGTGCCCAGCAGGAAGCCGATACCGGCAACGATCTTTGGCTCGGTGACGTTCAAGTAGGTGCTGACCATGCTCGTCAGGTACAGCGAGCAGGCAACCCCAGTGATCAAGAACACCATCCAGGCGCGCCAGTCGGACAAGTCGTCCTTATGCCACCAGCTCGCTACAACGGCACCAATGAGGCCCGCAATCACCAATTCGAACCTGTCGATCTTGTCGAGCAGGCGCTGTAGATACTCCATGCGCTCGACTCCGGCTGTGCATGATTGAAGAAAAGGGCCGGTGTGAGCGGCCAAACGCTGGGGAGCAGCGGCGAATAGGTCAGCTCCAGCAGCACTCTCAGCTCAGGGCGATGGGTGTGGCGGGGCCGAAAACGAACACGCCTCGATCAATGTCGAGGCCCTGAATAGGTAACAGCCAAATACAACAGAACTGTTGTATTACCACAAATCTGTTGTATACTGGTCTCATCCAAACAACGAGGCGAGGTGATGAAGTTCAGCGAGTTCAGACGATGGTTGAAGGCCCAAGGGGTGACCTTCGAAGCAGGCAAAGGAAGCCACTTCAAAGTCACCGCCCCAAACGGCAACAAGACAACCTTCGCGGACCACGGATCCAAGGAAATGCCGGAACCGACCCGCAAGGCGATCATTAAACAACTGGGGCTCTAAGGGCCCCCTTCGCCATTCTGGAAACTGAACGATCACCTCCAAGGAGTGACCCATGTACGACTTTGCAATTCGATTTGAACAGGACGCCACCGGTGTGGCTGTGTTCTGCCGGGACCTGCCAGAGCTGAACAGCTTTGGCGATGACGTCGAGCACGCGATCCGTGAGGCTATGGACGCTATCGAGACCACTCTGTCGCTGTATGTCGATCAGCGCCGGGCGATTCCAGCCGCATCCGCTTCCCAGGAAGGCGAGCATGTCGTTCACCTGCCAGCGGTGACAGTGGCGAAGATTGCTCTGTGGAACGAACTCATCGCGCGGGATATGCGCAAGGCTGACCTGTGCCGGCTGCTGGGTATTGCTCAGACCCAAGGCGATCGCCTGGTGGACTTCCTTCACACATCGAAGATGGAAGCCCTGGAGAATGCATTGGCCGCGCTCGGCAAACGTCTTTCGGTTTCGGTCGAAGCGGCCTGAATAGGTGCGGATGGCCGGTGCTGATACCGGCATACAGGGTTCCGTCCGGACTCGAACCGGCAACGCTGGTCGCAAACCCTGTAGGAGCACCGGAATTTCACCGGCAAACCCGTGTAGCTTCCTCGCGCATCAGCCTGCGCATTCATCCGCATGATGTGAGGGTCTTTCCCCTCCGTCCGCCAAAGGCTATCACGGCGTCGACGCCCCTATGCATCGATCTCGCCGCTCAGGTCTCGCGCCACCCTGCGTCAGATGGTTGGTCAGGGTGCGCGGGCTGCCGGTGTTGTTTCCGTACGCCGCACTACCGGCTATCGACGTCCAGGTCTTCCCGAAGGCTGTCCTGGCTACAGGTGAATCAGAAAGCCGGCGAGATATCGAAGTAGTAGTCCTTCCCTTCCTCGAAATGCTCGGCCCGGTCGGCAGCCACATTCACGACGTATTCGCCGTACGGGGTGTACTTGCCGTAGATCGCATCCTCTTCCGCTGGATTGGCCGACCACACCGCACCGAAGTGCAGGCGCGTCAGTGATTCCGTCGAGCCCTGAACAGGCCCTTTGGAGCGGAGAGTCATTTTGCAGCGGGTGATGTGGGTCATCGGTAGAACCTCGAACGTCGATTTGGCAGGAGGGTCTTTCCGGTCTTTCGCCTGCATTTGGGCAATAAAAAACCCGGCGCTTGGCCGGGTTCAGGGTTTCGTGTGCGTTTCGCGTTACTTGTGCACTATGGGAAAAGTACCTCAAAAACCCCAACATGACAACACTTTTATGCCGCACACTCTTCTTTTTCTTCGTGAATCACCTGCCACACCGGCTGCTGCACACGAATATCCACTTCCTCAATGGCTTCGCGCAGGAAATTCCACGCTTCTTTCCAGTCCCGATCCCATACCTTGGGCTCGATGTGAACCCCGTAGAGCTTGAACATGCCCTCGGCGATACGAGCCGGCCCCCAAGGTGCCCCGTTGTGCGCCTCGACCTTGTAGGACTGTAGAGCCAAGGTCAGAAGGCAATGCACCTTCGCTTCCTTGGCTTCGGTGAGGCCGGAGAAATCCACGCTGCCCCAGATCAGCTTCTCGGCGTTGAGAACATGAACCAGGGTCATGCATGGGTGGTACAGGTAATGCCCGAACTGTTGCTCCTGGAAAGGCAACGTGTCGATTGCCCGGAGCACCTTGCCAATGGTTGCCAGGTGCGCGGCGCGGGCGGTGGACCGACCTACCGGTGTGCGGCGCGTCTCGCTGATGCTGATCCGCTGACCAGGAACCGCGAATCGGGCCGCCTCCTCTCCCTTCTCGGTGCCAAGCGCAGGAAATGACGCCTCGCGCTTGCTGATTCGGGCCCCCTTCTTCACCGGCGCCGATTCCGCCTTGTCGATTGCCACAGCGCTGATCGACGCGTTCGATTCGTGCTGTGCCTCGGTCCATACCTGACGTGCGTTGATCAGTTTCATGCTGCCTCTCCCCTTTTCAATTCTCTGGCCTTTGCCCGGTATTCGGCCTTGATGGTTTTGATTTCGTCGACGGTGTACTTGCGGGGCTCATGAAGCCCTTCGAGCCATGCCACGGCTTCGGCGCCGATGCGCTGCACCAGCCGGATTCGGTACTCGACCGCGTTACCGGACAGGTTTCGATTGCACTTCACACACTGGCGGTGGATGTTCAGCGGCTCGAATCGCAGCTCAGGACAGGCACCGACGGATCGGTAGTGCCCCGCGTCCCAGCGGCTGCCCGTCATGAGGTCGTTGTCGTTCGGCATCGAGTCGCAGCTGATGCACGGCAAGTGCGCGTCCCGCAGGCGGACGTACTCGTTCACTGCGGCCTGAGCCTCGCGCAGATGATCCGCTCTGCTTTTCAGCTTCTCCTTGCGGACCTTGATCTCACGGCGCTCGACCTGGGCCAGGGCCTTTCGCTTCTTCTCCTGCTTGGCCCGGGCAATGACGACGCCGCAGTCCGGTGAGCACCATGTCTGGAAGCTGGCCCGAGGGACGAATGAGGCCCTGCATGTTGGGACCGCGCATTTCTTTGGGCGTGGCTGCTTGGCCGTGAGACTGTTGGCTGTATGGCTCATGCGGACCTCCATATCTGGTCGCGCGTCTTCAGGCCATTTTTCTTGGCCTCGCGCTTCACCTTCCGCAGTTCGGCCTGCACCTGCTCAATGGTCATTTCTCCAGAGTGAATCTTGGCGACCAGGGATGCGCGCAGTTCCGAGCTGTCGGCGACAATCCCCTGCTCTTCGGCGATTTGGAGAGCCACACGCTTATCCGTTCGACGGTCGTACCAGTCACGCCTGCTCATGCGGCCACCTCGCTCAGCAGGTCGCTGAACACAACACCCTGGCCGGTGAAGTAAGCGACGATGCGGTCCGTGTACTGTATCCCCTGGGCGCGATTGAACAGGCTGGTCACCGGGAAGCCGTCCGGGCCGAAGAGCTTGCACTCGCCCATCATCGCCAGCTTCGTCTCATACGGCAGGTGGCGCATCACCTGGTACCAAGCAGCCTGGAACCCGGAATCCTCGTTGAGCAGGATCTGCACGCCGATGTGCAGCTTGCAGTACCGCCGAGCGTCAGCGGGATCGCCGATCTGGGTCATTTCCGAAATCCGCTTGTACATCGCGAACCACAGGGCATTCTGGTCGAGCGTGCGGTCCTTGCCAGGGCGCAGGGAGACGACCACGAACTTCTTGTCCCGGTACATGGTGCTGAGCTTGGTTATGGCCTCGGAGAGCTTGGCTTGGCAGTTGACGCTGATCTTGTCGGTCATGGCTGCCCTCCTTGAAGTATGAGCAACAGGCAGAGAACAATGAATGCAATCCCGAATACATCGCTCATGGCTGCACCGCCGCTACAGCTGTGTCGTCAACTCGCTTGTAGTCGCGCCAAAGGTGAGTGAGCGTTTTCCAAGTAGACCTGGAGCCATTGCCGGCCCAATAAGGGCGCAAGTACACGCTGTCTGCTTCAACGATTTGAATTTGGTACATTGACCCGCTTCGGATTTTGCGGACGATCATTCCCACCTTTGCAGTTTCAATTTGCGCGTTCATTGCTTCACCGCCTTGCCCAGGGCTGCGTCGATAGCAGAGTCCAGCCCAACCCCATTGAGAGGGTACTCATGAGGCCCTACCCATTCGCTGACCTGAATATTTGGGCCTGCGGAGGTCTCTTCACGTAGCCACCGGTACCGCTCAGCATCCCTTACGAGTTGTTCCTGCTCAGCTATTGCGGCATCCAAGCACTTGATGAGGATGGGATCTGGGCTTTCCAGCTTTGCGCGTAGCGCCTCGTTCTCCGCCAGCAGCTCCAGCGCCACCTCCTCCACGGTCTTCTCTCCAAGGAACTCCCCCAGCGCTTCAGCGTTCTGCTTCCATTCCTCACAGTCAGCCTTCCAGGCGGCTACCTCGGCCCACAGCAGGACCTGGAGTTTTTGTTTGTCGATGGTCATGTCAGAAGCCCTCCTTGCCGCGCTGCGATTCCCACTCGAACGGGATAACGATCACCCCACCCTCGCGCAGGCGATCGATGCAGCGCTCACCGACGGCGCCGGGCAGAGCCTGGCCGTCCAAGTTGGAAACGATGATGGTCGGACGCATTTCCTCGTACCGGCCGTTGATGATCGCGAACAGGGTCGTCAGCTCGAAGTCGCTGGGCTTCTCCTTGCTCACGCCGATCTCGTCCAAGATGAGCAGCGAGGGGCTGATCAGGCTCGACAGGATCTGGCTCTCGCTCTGTTCGCTGGCGTGGTCGTAGGACGCCCGGATCTGCTGGAGCACAGCGCCAAGGGTGCGATACACAGCCGTGGCGGTGGTCCTGGCCATGATCTCGTTGGCAATGGCTACCGACAGGTGAGTCTTCCCGGTACCAGGTTTGCCCAGCAGCAACAGGCAGCGACCGGTTTCGGCAATCTGCGGGAACTCCGCGGCGTAACGGCGGCAGGTGTTCAGGGCCTTGCGCTGTTCCACGGTCTTGGCGACATAGCCGTCCAGGGTCTTGCTGGCGAAGCGCTTGGGGATCAGGGCTGCACCCAGCTTGCGCTCCATGGCCATGCGCTGCTCCATGGCCTTGTTGGCGCGCTCGGCGGCCTCGGCCTTCTCACGGACTTCTCGGCCGCACTCAGGGCACCCGCTCTTCAGCTCCTTGCCCAGCAGCGGGAATATCTTCTGCTCGTAGGCGCCGTGGGTTTCACAGGTGGCCGGCTGGATACGCGTTCCTGGCGGCAGTTCGGGTGTCGGCTGGACTGTCTCAGATCGCATAGGAACCGTCCTCCCGTAGTTTCAGGCCTGCGGTGTAGTCGCGGTCGGCAAAACCCGTATGACGCGATTGTGGGAACGGATGGACGTTGCTGAGGGGCTTGTCCGGGAAGATGCCGGTCCAACCGTTGGCGATCGAGGTGGCGAGCACCTGGTCCGGGGCCGAATGCCCCACCAGCGCCTTGGCCTGCTGCTCACAGCTCTTGGCGGTAAGTGGCTTACGGATTTCCTTGCGGTGCTGGCACCAGTCGGCCCAGGCCTTGTCGGACACGTTGGCGGGCTTGGCAGTCAGCGGATCAAATTTTCCAGACTTCGCCGGCGCGTCAGCGCCTTGCTCTTGATCTTGTTTCTTCTCTTCTCTTCTCTTCTCTTCTCTGGTCCGCAAACTGTCCGCATCCGAAGCGGACAAATTGCGGACAGGTTTTTTGCGTTCGTTGCGCTTGCGTTCGGAATCGTTGGCGCGGCGCTTGGCGCTGGCCCCGTTGTGCTCGTCAAAGCGAGGCATTACAAGGCTTCCGTCATCCTCAACCGAAGCCCAGTCGACGTCGACCATGGCCTGGGTGAAACCCGGCCAGCCAATCACCGCGTCCATGGCATCCACGCTGTATCCGTGAAGCACGCCATCATCGGAATGGGTGTCGAAGATGCTCCAGGCTACATGCAGTCCGCCGATAATCCGCAATCTGTCCGCTTTCAATGCGGACACCATGCGGAACACTTTCGGATGTGTCTGAAGGTCTACTCGCATTTTTATCCAATCCCCGGCCATTACGCGGCCTCCTGAGTTTTCTGTGAGGCTTCACGACGTTCGGCCATGCCAAGCAGATGGCGCAGTGGCTCGGGGTCGCTGAATCGTGATTCACTTGCGTACTCAGCCAGTTCGGAATGCAGCGCACCGAATTCAATCCCTTCATCTGGCGCAAGGCCGTAGGGGCCAAGGCGAAGCGTCAAATCAAGCCAGACGAATGCGTGATGACATTGAGCGCAGCGCTTGAAGCTGTATCCCTGCCCGTCTTGAGCGCCAGACAAAAGCATGTAGCGATCACCGGGGCGGATATCTCCAGCGCACTCGCTACAGGTGTGTTTCTTCCGTGCGCAGACGCTTTTTTGGGTGCTGAAGTCGCTCATGCTGCACCCCTGACAATCCGAGCCAGTTCTGCAAAGCGATCGACATACCAATGAGGCTGCGTCTCGCGTGGGCATTGAGGGCTGGTGAGGTTCTTGCCGTACTGGAGGCCCTTTTCAGTCACGGACCAGAACGGAACCATGTCGCCGTGGGAGTTCTTGCGCTGGAGCTGCTTGAGGATTCCGTGCGATTCTAGGGCATGGTTGAAGGCCGCCGGCGAACAGCGGATGTCGTTTTCCTTTAGCAGGGCCGTGGCCGACTTGGTGGGCATTGAGGAGCCGCCGGCGGCATCTGGTGCGGCGTCAATTGCGTAGCCGGGCAGGAACTTGGCGTCGAGGCCGTTGTTGGTGGCGATCTGGGCGAGCATCATCACCTGGCTAGACGGTGCGGGTTTGAGCAGGCGCGTGAAGCACTCCAGAATCGCGAGCTCGCCGACGACCTTGGTGCCGTTGAGCAAAACCTGATTGCGGGCGCCCTGTTGCTGCTCCAGCTCACGCCAGCGGCGAATAACCTTCATGCGCATTGGTGCGCTGTAGCCAGTGAGCAAGCAGTCGGTGTGCTCTCGGTCGAGCAGGTACTGGACTTGCTCCCGATTGCGACCGTCCAGGTAAATGTCCTCAAAACTGAGTGCATCGACTTCCAGGTCTTTGAGCATCGCGGCGATGTCACGCTTCACGTTGTCGTGGCGCTTCCCGGTGATGTTGGCGATCTCTCGGGATGACATCGTGGTGCGCGACACGTTTTCAGATCCGGCGAAACGTGTCGCGACATTGGCCGGGGTATTGATCGTTTGGTTGGATTGGTGCATGATTCGCTCCAGTTGTTTCTCGCTGCTGAAAAAGCCACCCTCGTCCGGTGGTTTTTTTATGCCTGGTGAAAAGTGAGCCCTTCTTCAGGGCCTGTGTGAGGGCCTCAACTATCCGGTTGAGGGTCTCTTGAGTCCCACCAGTGTCAGAACTGGTGCCTTATGCCTGCCGACGAAAACCGTTGCTCCTGAGGTGATTGCCTCAAGAAGGATTTCGTTTACCGCTTCCTCAAACGTCCACCCTCTTGCCTCCATAAGCTGGTGAACCTTGGCGCGGATCTCTGGCGGCACGTTTTCTTCTGTGAATTGCTGCATTCGTGCCCTCCTGAGGGCCTCTAACCCGCGATATTCTTGAGATCCTTCAAATCCTCGGGCATGAGTGCCTCTATTGCTCCGTTGACTGCCGCCCACTCGAGCATTTCGAAGAGGTAGGTCGCGTACTCGCGCCGGCTTTTGTCAGCGGCACGCTGCAGTTGTCGATCAAGCAGCGGGTAGAGACGGATCTTGCGGGCGATGTCTCGGCGCTGATTGAGGGGGTCTTTAAAGCCCATACGGGGTTTGCTCCTGTGTGATTGGAAGGGTTATGCAGCTGATTTCTGGGACGGGAACGGACGCTGCTCCTGGGCCTTGAACGTGCCGTCAGGCAGTTCCAAGACGCGGATGTCCCGTTTCGCGATGAGCGCTTTGTGAATTGCCGGGGCGGTGACACGAAGAAGCCGTGCGGCTTCGGACTGCCCTTTTTCAGCAACAAACTTGTCGAGGGGGGTCTCGTTCATGATTAGGCCTCGGTTGTACATGAGGCCAATATTAACCATCTGTTAATTTTTAATCAATACCGATGGTTTCTTCTTATTTTTAACCGTTGGTATACATTCGCGCGATGACGAAAAAACGAATCCTGCCTCCTGACCGCCTGGCCGAGTGCGAAGCCGCGCACGCGCTGTTCCTCTCAAAGAAGAACGAGCTGAAGCTGAGCCAGAAGAAGATCGCCGATGCGGCCGGCATGACACCCGCTGCGGTAAATCTCTACTTCAAAGGGATCAACCCCTTGAACGCTCAGTTCGCAGCGGTTTTGGCCCGACTTATTCAAGAGCCGGTAGAGGCTTTCAGTCCGCGCCTGGCTGAAGAGATTCGCAGGATGACAAGCGCGCCGGTTGTGCGGGAGAACGGCGCCAGCTACTCAGTCGGCGGCACGGCGGCCGACGTCGTCCGAGAAATGCTGAGTCGAAGCGGGAAAAACCTTTCCGAGGATGCTCGTAGGCGATTGCTGGCCGTGGCGCAGGCTGAGGATGGCGGCGGTGCGATTGAGTTGGACTACTACCGCCCCGGCGCTGCGGGGGATGAGGTATGGATTGCGCACTACGACATCCGCGCCGCCATGGGCGGTGGGCAGATCCCGCACGACTACCCTGAAATGCTCCAGGACATCAGAGTCAGCCCCCAGCATTTGCGCGAGATGGGCGTCGAGTTCAAAGAGCACTTCCACCTCAAGATGGTGACAGGCTGGGGCCAGTCCATGGCGCCGACTATCAAGCACCGGGATCCTCTGCTGGTCGACATCAGCATCCGCGAGTTCGTTGGCGATGGGATCTACATGTTTTCCTGGGACGGCCACCTGTACATCAAGCGGCTCCAGTGGCTGGGCGATGACCAGTTGAGCATGATTTCGGATAACGCTCTGCATCCCGCACGAACGATCCGAGCCGAGGACACCTACATCCAGGCGCGGGTGCTGCTAGTGTGGAATGCTAACCTTGTTTAACGCTGAGGGCTGAAATGGCTGGCATGAGACGAATTGACAACGTGGGCGGGTTGCCGCTCCACGAAGATGGATCCGCTCCGCCACTTCGAGTTAACGATCTAATTCAGTTCTTGACTGATCGCAAGCGGAGCACTAAATGCCCTCACTGTGATTGGAAAGGAGGCTGGGAGATCGCGATGCAGGATGCTGCCGACAATGATCAGGAGCAAGGAGAAACTGACAATCCCTGCCTCCAAATCTTCAGAACTGAATCACTCTGTGGAAATTTGCATACATCTACTGCGGTGATCTGCCCTAATTGTGGACATTTCGGTCAGATAGCAACCTATAAGCTGAGGCAATGGAAGCTTGCCAAGGAGACGGGCGATGAGTGAAGTGATAATGCTCACGTCATGGGGTAGCAAACGCTCCAGTGACAACTCAGGTGGTGGAGACCATACTGGTGGTGAGAACCCGCCAGGAGGAGGAGATATGGAAGCTCGCGTAGCAAAACTTGAAAGCCATGTAGAGTACATGCGCCGAGACATATCTGATCTTCGAGCAGATGTGAAGGCTATGGCAGCTGATGTCGTATCATTAAAACTCACTTCGTCAAGCTCAGGAACCAAGCTTGACCATATTGATAAGCATATGGTCACCAAGGGGCAGCTAGCGCTCTACGCTCTTCTTACTCTGCTCCCGGTAATCGGTGGTGGCTGGTGGATCATTCAGCAATATCTCGCACCTCTTTTAAAAGCGATGCCGCATTAACTTCTTCGTTTTAAGTGCTTAGCCCGGCCCAGTGCCGGGCTTTCTTTGCCTGTCAGAAAGGCGCCTCCTCCTCTGCCCTTTCGACAAGCTCAATCGGTCGATCCTCCTCGGCGTTCGCCTCCCACCTCAGCGTCACCGACCCATCGTCGTTGAACGTCATGTCTATTCCGTCCGTTTCGGATAGCAAGCCCATCACCTCGTCCCACTCCCTATCTCCATCGCTGTCCAAGCGATGAATTGTCACCCAGCGCTGAATCTGCGCGACCGGGTGATTGATCATGTTTGAGACCCTTAGCCCTAGCCTCTCTATCCCGGACATTTCATACCGCCCGTGGGGCGCCTGTTGTTCTTGTTCGCTCATGACCACCTCCTGATAACTGTACAAACATCCAGTATTAAGCGAAGCATATCGCACGCCCCTCAAAAATAAATTAACCATCGGTATTGACGTAAAAATATACCGATGGTTAACTACATCCATCGAGACGCCACAGCGACTCGCCAGGGCCTCAACAGACCCGCCGCTCTTTAACAGCTCAGGATCCTCGCCATCGACTACCCCGGGTTTCATCCGGTAAGTGCGAGCAACAAATAGTCGATGCCATGCCAGCTCTGGAACTGGCCGTGCTCCCACATGTGAGTACGCGAAACCACGCAAGCCACCCTATGTGACGCCAGATGCGGCAGCGGGCAGAGAGAGGACTCCGGCGATGCGCGTGGTGGAGATGAAACACCGAATTCAAGAATTAGCGGTCCCGATAGCCTCGGCTGGGACCGCCGGACCTCATGCACCCTGCCCACATAACCGGGCAAACGAGCTGCAGCGTGCATGTTGTAGGGACCCGTGATCCAAGGCGAACAGATGCTGATTGACGCCCTGGGGAGGAAGCTCACCGCCAACCAATGACCAAGACCGGCCAGCCCTGCAATCAGCGGCGGGTAACTGGCCAACACCGCTGACGCAACAAACCCAGGCTGTCGCCAGTAGCGGGCCTGGGCTCCACATATTTACCGATGCCGCTTCTATGAGGCGGCATTGGAAATCAACGGAGTAAGCATCGTGAGCGAAGAACAGAGAGAGCAAGACCAGTTGCTGCAACTTATCGGAATCATGGCTGGCGGGATTGGCTATGGCGAGCTGGGCGCAATGCTGGCGGCTCGCAACCTGTACCGCGAAGCTGCTCAGTCCAAAAAAGAAAGCCAGCCACGGGCACGCAATCCCGAGCCGGCCGGGCCAGAGCCTGCACCACACAATGCTGAAAAGCTTTCGCTGTCAGTTGATGAGGCTGCGAGAGCGACAGGGATGACAAGACGTGGCGTTCTGGCGTGCATCAGTTCGGGATCACTGAAGAGCTTCAAGATTGGCAACAACCAATTGATCTTGGCTGAAGAGCTGAGGACATGGCTTCACATTCAAGCTAACGGAGATACGCAATGAAATCCTCGGATATCAAAGAGCCCCGCCATAAGGAGTTTTTCGAACAGGCGAAGAAAGAGATGGAGGCGATCACCGGTTCTGCCGCGACTTCCATTGTCGCCGACAGCGTGGCGGTCAACAGGCAGCTCGTGGAGTTCCTTGTAGAGTCCCGTCATGCAGTTGAGCAAGAAGCCGTCCTTGTAATTGACGCGATGTGCCTTGCGTTTGATGGCAAATCCGAAAAGCTCAAAACGCTCAGATCAGTTACTGAGCAAGTCTCTGCTGAGTCGGCATTCATGAAGGGCGCCCTCAGTTCTATCGAAACGAAAACATCTGAAATTGTGCGCCTCACTGCGGCAATTGACGGATTGTCGGCCAGCATGGAGCGGTTCAAGGCGCTGGTCGAGGATGGCACGCTGGATCGTGCTGCACGCGCCGCTCAAGTCTTGTCCTGACCGGACCTTTTCACTGATGCCCATCCGGAGCGGTGGTCATTAGGAAAACAACCGAACATCCCCGACAAGGAATAACCCCATGCAAGCAAATCAACTGACTACCTACTCCCGTCTTGGCTTGACGATCAGCAGCCCTGACGAAGCTGTTGTACTGAAGCTGGCGACACTGGCAATGACAGTCGATGCGGCGCCGGCCGCTTCTTCGGTTCCGGCCATCGGCGAATACTGGCCCGGCCAAGGCGGTGTTTATGTAGGGATCCGCCACTACCCTGACGGACCTCACCACTTGATCGTGGGTGCTGAAGACCTCGGCAAGTTCGCCTGGGGCGAATTTGGAGCCGAGACCGGCGCCACGAGCCGAACCCACGGCATCCTGAACACCACTACCCTGCTGGAAGCTGGTGGTTCATTCCCGGCCGCCGAGGCAGCAGCCAACTACACCGCTGACGGTCATCACGACTTCGGCCTTCCTTCCATCGGCGAACTCAACCAGGTGTGGCAGTACGTGCCGGACCTGATCACCGAGGGCGCCTACTGGTCGAGTTCGCAGCGCTCCGCCAACGGCGCGTTCTCCATGTACTTCGATGTTGGCTATCAGGTCATCAGCGGCAAGGACGACGAGCTCCGCGTCCGCCCCGTCCGCAGATTGCCAATTCATTGATTCATTTATTGCTTTTAATCGCAGGTGAATCGCGGGGCTGCTCAGGTACGAGCGGCCAGGCCTGATACGTGCCGGGCAGTGCCGGCCACCTGCAACCCTCAAGCTGGAGAATCGCATGCTCCAAATCTTCCTGATCGGCGCAGCGCTCAGCCATGCGCGGCCAGAACCGCCACCTGATGACGGCCTGCCAACCGGTCCATTGCGGATTCACCGCAAGCGCTGGCGATGTACCAGCGGGGCCCAGGCGTTCTGGCGCTGATGGTCCCGCCCCCAACCCTCGACCGTGAGCAACACCACCGCATCGAAAAGGCCCTCCTGTCCAGTTGGGTCTTTTCTTATCGCCTCTACCCGTCAGCACTCTCCCCCGCGCCCATCGGCAACCAGCGGGAGGGATGAGTGTTGACGAGTACAGGTGAACCCACAGAGGAAACAACCATGTGTAACTGCGCAACCGAAGTTGAATCGGCAGCAAAGGAAAAGATTCGCGCCAAGCTGCCAGAAGGCTCCCGTGACTTCTCCGCGGAACTGCAAGGGTTCGCCTGGCTCCTGGGCGGCACCGTGAGCATGAAGAACAAGCTCAACCTGCACATCGAGTACGAAGTGCCTAAGAAGAAAGGCGGCGGGTTCCAGCGCAAGAAACAGGATATGTCGATGCTCGGCAGCTACTGCATGTTCTGCGGCGAGAAGTACGACAAGGACGAGCCGAAAGCCGAAGCCGCCTAACCCCAAACACTGGAGGTCGCCATGAGCGATTGGATCAAAACCGCCAACCGATCTCCTGAAGAGGGTCAGCTAGTGCTGATGTGGGGTGGAAGTTTTGGCGACTTACGAATCGGGCAGATCGATTCAGACCTTGAAACGGCGCCGCACTGGGTCGATCAGGAGTTTTACGACTGCGACGAACCTACCCACTGGCAGCCGCTCCCCGCCCCGCCCATCGAATAACGCCACCCTGGAGGCGACCATGACTTACGAAGTGATTGTTGAAGGGTTCGTCCTCCAGGTGGAGGTGACCCATTGCGAGAACATCCCTCCTTGCTTCAACTCCTGGAACAGTGACTGGGACTTCTACGGGTCCCGTGAACTGGAATTCAAAATCGAATCGGCCATCTGCTACGACGATGACGGCGTGCGGATGAATGTTGAGCAGTCCCTTGAGGCTATCGCCTCGCACTACGGCCAGCAGATTGAGACAGCGCTGTGGGTCGAGATCGACGCGCAGAGTCGCCGACAACGGTGGGTCGCATGAACAAGCACGACATTGCGACCGGGATGATTGATGCCCGGTTCGACCTGCTGAACGCTGGCGACACGTCGGCAACTGTTCACACGGAAGCGTCCATGGCAATTGAAATGGCCCACTCGCTGGGCGTTATCGACCTTGCCGAATACGGCTCTTACCGGGCCCGCTTGGACCGCATCTACGAAATTCAAAGCCAATACGCGCTGGACCGCATCAGGACGAGCGCAAGGAGCAGCCATGACCACGCCAATCCATAAGTCGCTGATCGATGAGCAGATCGCCGAGATCGAGCGGAGCCTGACCATCCTCGGTGCTGGCTTGCCGCGCGAACTTCCTGTGGCAGCACTGCCGCCGAAGCTGGTAGCAGCTATCAAAGCTGGCCGGGTTGAAGTGAGGGCTCGGCCATGAAAGCCCTCATATGGATCATCACCGCCGGCCTCCTCATGACCATGCTGGCCTACACAGTGGTCAGGGATCACCATGTTGCTTGTCAGGTGCCTCAGCTCTCCCAGGTGCTGCGATGAGCGGCGAAGGTGCCAAGAAACGCCAGCAGGCCCTCGCCAAACGCTGCGCAAGACTTCGACGCCAGGGGCTCAGTCTCGGCGGCATCGCCAGTATCACAGGCGTTGACCGTGACAAAGTTGCCGCCCGCATAACGCTGGGCGAAAGGCTGCTCAGCCTGGAGACATCGCGATGACAAAAATCCAACGCCTGCGCAGGATCTACACCTGGCGCGGATCAGCAATCGTCCTTCTTCTCTGCACGGCCTGGATGCTCGCAAGCGCCTACGCCGATCGCATTACCTCCTAACTCACACCTTCAAGCGCTGCGCACGTCGCGGCAAGGATTCGCTCGTGTCCGCAAAAACCGAACTGGCTGTAGTGCCGCCCGCAGAAACCGCCCTGGCCGTCTACAGCGCGCCGAACGGCCTGGAGCCATGGCTTCAGAAGATCCGCACCGAGATCGACGGCTTCACGCCGGACATCAGCACCCGCAAAGGTCGTGATGCAATCGCCTCGATGGCCTACAAGGTCGCCCGCTCCAAGACCGCTCTGGACGACGTCGGGAAGAAGCTCGTCGCCGACCTGAAGGAAGTGCCAAAGAAGATCGACGCCGAGCGCAAGCGCGTCCGGGACACCCTGGAAGCTTGGCAGGAAGAGGTGCGTCGGCCGCTGAACGAGTGGCAGGCAGCCGAAGACGCCCGGGTCGACAAGCATAACGACGGCATCGACTGGCTGAAGAATCGCGACGACATGCTCGCGGAGCTGACGTCGGAGCAGATCAAGCAGCGCATTACGGAGGCTGAAGCGGTTGAGATTGGCGCCCACTGGGAAGAATTCGAAGCCGAAGCCGCCCGGGCGAAGGACAAGGTCCTAGCCGTACTGCGCGCCGGGCTCGCCAAGCGTGAGGCCTTCGAAGCTGACCAGGCCGAACTGGCTCGGCGTCGCGCCGAAGACGAGGCTCGCGAGAAGAAGGAGCGCGAGGATCGAATCGCCCGTGAAGCCGCCGAACGCGCTACCCGTGAAGCAGAGGAAAAGGCTCAGCGTGAGCGTGATGCGGCTGCGCAGCGGGCACGAGACGAGCAGGCAGCCGCGGAGAAGCGGGAGAACGACCTGAAGCTGGCCGCCGCCGAAGCCGAGCGCCAAGCAGAACTGGCCAGGCGGGAGAAGATCGAGGCGGACCAGAAAGCCGAGCGCGACCGCCTTCAAGCAATCGAAGATCAGAAGCAGGCCGTCGAAAAGGCGCGCCTCGATGAGATTGCCCGCCAGAAAGCCGCAGCGGACGAAATCCTGCGCCAGGAGCGGCTGCGCGAGGCTGACAAGGCACACAAAGCCAAGATCAACCGCGCCGCCCTGGAAGCCTTCATCGCTGGCGGCATGACCGAGGAATGCGCGAAGCAGGCAATCACCCTGATCGCCCAGCGCAAGATTCCAGCCATTTCAATTTGCTACTGAGGTCGCCATGTCTACCGAAATCATCATGCCGCCAGATCGGGAAAGCCAAATGCTCGCCAATCCGCCGCAAGAGATCAGCATGCTGGCAACGATCAGCCGGCTTGCTCTCGACCCACGCTGCGACATGGACAAGCTGGAACGCCTGATCAAGCTTCAAGACCGTATGGAGGCCAAAAGCGCGCTCGAAGCATTCAACGCAGCATTCGCTGAAATGCAGTGCGAAATGCCTTCTGTAGAGAAGCGCACCGAAAACACGCACACCAAGAAGATGTACGCCGACCTGGACGACATCAACTATGCGGTTCGCCCGGTCATGGCCAAGTTCGGCTTTGGCGTGTCCTTCAAGATTGTGAACCAGGCCAACGGTGTGAGCATCACCGGCATCCTGATGCACAAGGCCGGTCACCGCGAAGAAACAACAATGATCCTGCCCCTTGATACCGGCGCCGGGCGCAGTGCTGTTCAGTCGGTTGGTTCGACCACAACCTACGGAAAGCGGTATGTGATGTGCGCTTTGCTGAACATCACCAGCGGCGACGACAACGACAATGACGGGTATGTAGAGCCATCTGAACAACTGGTAACGCCTGTCCAGGCTCGACAGCTCCAGGCGCTGCTGGACAAATGCAGTGACAAGGCAAAAGAGGCGTTCGCCAGTCTCCATGGCGCCACGTCAGACGTCAGCAAGGCGGAGTTCGACAAGGTGCTCGGACAGCTCACCAAATCTGCAGCGAAAGCGGAGGCAGACAATGCAAATCATCAGTGACGTAGAGCAAGGGACTCAAGAGTGGCTGAACCTGCGCCTGGGCATCGTTACTTGCTCGGAGCTGGATTGCCTGCTGGTCAACGGGAAAGGCGAAGCCGGGTTCGGCGCTGGAGCGTTCACCTACATGAACACCCTTATCGGCGAGCGCATCACGGGCGAAGCTGCCGACCCCTTCCAGGGCAATCGCCACACAGAGCGCGGCCATGAGTACGAAGGCACTGCCCGCGGCCTGTACCAGGCGCAGGCGGACGTGACCACGCATCAGGTGGGCATCATCCTCAATCATGGGATTGGCTACTCGCCTGACTCGTTGATCGGGACTGACGGCCTCTGCGAAATCAAAACAAAGCTACCGAAGTTCCAGGTGGAGGTCATCCTCTCCGGCGAGGTTCCAAAGGAACACGTAGCGCAGTGCCAAGGCGGCCTCTGGGTTTCAGACCGCGAGTGGATCGACTTCGTCTGCTACTGGCCTGGCATGCCTCTGTTCATCAAGCGCGCCTATCGGGACGAAGTGATGATTCGCAAACTCGCCGAGCGGGTGAAAACCTTTTACGAAATCCTCGACGAGCGCATGAACAAGGTATTGGGGATAGCAGCATGATCAGCAACCACCTCAGCCTGGTCGAGCACAACCGGCCACAGGCAAACGCCCTTTCCGACCAGATCGCCCAGTTCCTGGCGGCAGGCGGGCGAATCGATGAGCTGCGAAGCCCTCCGCGCAATCCTATCCCGCCGGCCCGCTCAACCCGGATAGACCCTGAAACGGTCCTCAAGCGCAAGCCGGCGCCTCTGACATTGGCCGAGCGCCGGGCGCTGCGCAAGATGGCGGAGGCGTTATGAGCAAGCGCAAACCATGCAACCGGCGGGTCCAGATCGAGCGCAGCATGCGCGCCCTGGTCAACACCCATCATGCCGCGGTCATCAACATAGACCCGAGCGGCCTGCAGGTGATGATCAACTGGAAGAATGGGAAGCAGATCCTGTCGAAAGCAGTCTCCGACGCGCTCTGTGATGTTGCGCACCGCTGGACGATCTACATCGCCGGCATCTGCGTTCGCCAAGATGGCGCCCAATACATCAAGTCGATAGACATCAGGCCGGACGGTGTCCACCTGGTGGAAAGGCTTTCTGACGTTCTGGAACATTTCTACGAAGAGGTGAAGGCCGACTGCAACCCGAATCACCGGATCGGCATGGGTTGGCTGGCGGTGCCCGGCGATACACCGGTACCCGAGGCGCGATTGTCTGCGCTACTGGCTGCCGTAGGCGCCTGGAACCAGGTGAAGGTCGCAGCGTGAGACGTTTTCGCACCCAACAACGCAAACGACAGACCTGGCTGGCACTGCCGGCCAGTGGAATTGAAGGAGCAGGCCATGGCCGAGGAACAACAGCCGACAGCGGAAGCGTTGAAGCAGCGGCGAAAGCGCGAGAAGGCAGCGGCGAAGAACTCCGCGCTGGGCATCGAGAAGTTCCAGATCGAAGTGGCCGGGGTGTTCAAGCCTGACCTGAAGAAGGTCATGAAAGCCCACGGCATCAACAACCAGCAGGACGTCCATCAGCGGCTGCTGATGAACCTGATTGCGGCCGACTTCGATACCCAGGCCAGTATGCTGAAGTGTGTCACGACACCTTTCATTGTTACCGAAAAGGTGTCACGCATTATTGAGGCAGCCGGCCGCAAGTCGCTCGCCGACGATCCGCCAGAGCCTGACGACGAAATCGACATTCCGAAGTAACCCTACCCCACGCTGCGCATCCGGTCACGGAGGGCGGCGCCATCCTGAGGAAAACCCATGAAAGCTGAAATGGTGAAACTGGAACACAATGGCTTCCACTTCAAAGTGGCCCGCCCAAGGCTGGCAGAGATCGCAATCGCTGCCCTGCTCGTAAGCTCTCTCCCGCCAGCGGCGAATGTCCCATCGACAGCACCAGTTACCGCCCCGGCCCTGGGCGAGTACTGGCCCGGCCAGGGCGGCATCAACGGCGGATTCGTTGCTGCTCGCGGCGATGTCCCGGCGCACTACCTGATCCTCGCTGCAAGCGATGTAGGGGAGCACGCATGGGGTCGATACCGCGAAGAGTCGGACGCCACCAGCAAATGGGACGGTAAGGCCAACACCGACGCCCTGATCGCGGAAGGAGGCCATCCAGCCGCCGAAGCGTGCCGGGCATACACCGCTGACGGGCACTCCGACTTCGACCTTCCAGCGGCGGCCCAGCTCTATCAGGCATGGGTGCATGACTTGATCACCGAGGGTGCCTACTGGTCGAGTTCGCAGCGCTCCGCCGACAGCGCATTCGGCGTGCGCTTCGATGGTGGCAGTCAGATCAGCTTCGGCAAGTACTACGAGCTCCGCGTCCGCCCCGTCCGCAGATACTTCATTTAATCATTCATTAATTCGTTCTTGATCCGGCATCGGGCGCAGCAGCGCCTTTTTTGTTGCCTTCGAAAAGAGGAAAGACCATGTCCGCAGCAGCCCAAGCAGCACCAGCAGTGACCATCCCGGAAATCGGCCAGCCCTTCGGCGGCGGTTTCTTCTCCGGCATCACTCGTGACCCGGACACCGGCAAGCGTTACCTGAACATCACCGCCGGCGCCGAGTATGAGCTGGTCGGTGCCTGGGGCAAGTACGGCGAGAAAATCGACGGAGCCGACAGCTTCACCGACAGCCGGGCCAACACCGAGGCCATGGCGGCGGCCGGCAGCGAACTGGCTCAAAAGGTTCTGGCCCTGGACATCGCAGGTTTTACCGACTGGGCGATCCCGGCCCGGGACGTGCAAGAGCTGCAGTATCGTCACTTCAAGCCAACGACCGAAGAGAACTGGGCTTACGGTCGCAACGGTGACAACCCCAACAGCGAGCCGGTTGGCCTGCTGTACACCGATGAGTCGCCGACCCAGACCAGCATCGAGGCCTTCCAGGAAGACGGCCCTGAAGCCTTCCAGGATCGCGCCTACTGGTCGAGTTCGCAGCGCTCCGCCGACGGCGCATTCAGCGTGCACTTCGGTGATGGCTATCAGTACGGCTACGGCAAGGACGACGAGCTCCGCGTCCGCCCCGTCCGCAGTAAGTTGATTGATTAATTTGCTTATTTAATCCGGCCGCTTGCGGCCGGTGGCTGTTCATGGAGAAACACTGCAATGGGAATGCACACCGATCTTTCGATCTATGCCGCAGCCATGGGTCTGCTTCATATGTCCACCAACCTTACCCGAAACATTCCCCGCGACCTGAAGCAGTCGCTTGGCAAGCGGGTGATTGATGAGTGCATCGACGTGCTGATGTTGATTGCCCGGGCCAACTCGACCCGGGACAAACATCCACACCTGACCTCGCTGGTTGAGAAGGTCCAGGTCATCGAGTTCCTAATGCGGCTGTTCAAGGAAAGCCGATTCATCAGCGTCCCGCAGCATGCCAAGGCTATCGAGGTCACCACCTCAATTGGCAAACAGGCGAATGCCTGGAAACGCTCCACCCCAACCGCGCCCGCTACCTGAGAGTTACGGCTTTCAGGTCTGTGCGAATTGAATCTGGTCGTGCCGCTGGCCTTCGGGCCACCGCCATGCGCACAAGAGATACCGCCGGTCTAAAGCGTCCGTGTAGGTCTCGCGCAGTTTCCTTGCTGATCGGCGCTGCCTTCGGCTTGTCGACGTAGATAGCACGATAGGTCGCAGCGCTCCGCCAACAACGCATTCAACATGAACTTCGATGATGGCAATCAGAACAACAACGACAAGGACGACGAGCTCCGCGTCCGCCCCGTCCGCAGATTCGAACGTTGGCCCCTACCCGTTCAGCGATCTTGTCCAGGCCTATTACGACTGCCGACGCTCCAAGCGCAACAGCGACAGTGCACTGGCTTTCGAAATGGACCTGGAACGCAACCTGATCGAGCTGCACAACGACCTGATCGCCGGCACCTACCGGCCAGGCCGATCCATCTGCTTTGTGGTCACCCGACCGAAGGCCCGGGAAGTCTGGGCGGCTGCCTTTCGGGACCGCGTCGTCCACCATCTGCTGTACAACCATGTGGCACCGCGCTTCTACGCCAGCTTCATAGCGGACAGTTGCGCGTGCATCCCGGGGCGCGGCACGTTGTACGCCGCAAAGCGCCTTGAGTCGAAAATACGCAGCGCCAGCGAGAACTGGTCGAAGCCGATTTTCTACCTGAAATGCGACCTGGCGAACTTCTTTGTCGCCATCGACAAAGAGGTACTGCGTCGGCAGTTGGCCGCCAAGATCACCGAACCCTGGTGGCTGGCCCTCGCTGAGCAGATCCTGATGCATGACCCTCGCGAGGATTACGAGGTGCGCAGCCCGGCCCATCTGTTCAACCGGGTGCCACAGCACAAGCGCCTGACCGCGCAGCCTGCGCGCCTGGGCCTGCCAATCGGCAACCTGTCGTCGCAGTTCTTCGCCAACGTGTACCTCAACGCCCTGGACCAGTTCGCCAAGCACCGGCTCGGCGCCAAGCACTATGTCCGCTACGTCGATGACTTCGTGTTCCTGCATGAGTCGCCGCAACAGCTCAGCGCCTGGCTGGCTCAGGTGCAGGCGTTCCTGCCCAGCCTTGGCGCTAGGCTCAACCCCAGCAAGACAATCTTGCAGCCGGTTGACCGGGGCGTGGATTTCGTCGGGCACGTCATCAAGCCGTGGCGACGAACCACGCGCAAGCGGTCATTGGCCCAGGCACTGAAGCGAACAGCCGCGGCGCCCGCCGAGGAACTCCGCGAGACGGCCAACAGTTACTTCGGCCTGCTGAGCCAAGCCAGTCACAGCGAGAAGGATCGCGCGGCACTGGCCCGGGTCGTGCTGAAGCGCGGCCACACGGTCAACGGCAGCCTGACCAAGACCTACCCGAAGAAGTAACCCCACAAACTCGAATCACGCCAACCGGCGAGGATCTTCTATGTCCGCACAACAGAAGAAACACCCCTTCGATTTCAAAACCCAATACGGACTCGGCTTCAACCCTCAGGATGACGAGATCGTGGTCGACTTTTTCTGCGGTGGCGGCGGCGCCGGTACCGGGCTGGAAATGGGCCTGGGCCGGGCTGTAGCCGTAGCGAAGAACCACAGCCCTGCCGCGATCAGCATGCACACCGTCAACCACCCTGCCGCCAGGCACTTCACCACCGACGTGTTCGAGGGTGACCCGGACACCGAATGCGGCGGCCGGCCCGTGGGCTGGTTTCACATGTCGCCAGACTGCACGCACCACAGCCAGGCCGCCGGCGGCCAGCCGCGCAAGCGCGAGATTCGGAACCTGTCGTGGATCGGTCTCAAGTGGGGCGGAAAGAAGAGACCCCGGGTGATCAGCCTGGAAAACGTGAAGCAGATCCTGCAATGGGGCCGGCTGATCGCCAAGCGCGACAAGGCCACCGGGCGGGTGGTGAAGCTCAACGGAGAGGTAGCTGCGCCTGGCGAGGTGGTGCCGGTGGGCCAGCAGTTCCTGGTGCCGGACCCGAAGCACCGCGGCCGGACCTGGCGCCGTTTCGTCTCCCTGCTGGAAGGCATGGGCTACGTCGTCGAGTGGAAGGTGATCAAAGCCTGCGACTTCGGCGCACCCACCAGCCGGGAACGGCTGTTCATGATCGCCCGGTGCGACGGCCAGCCGATCGTGTGGCCTGAGCCCACCCATGCCAAGAACCCAGTCAAGGGACAGCAGAAATGGAATACCGCCGCTGACTGCATCGACTTCAGCGACCTGGGCAAGAGCATCTTCGGACGCAAGAAGAACCTGGCGCCGGCCACTCTCCGGCGGGTCGCCAAGGGCATGAAGAAGTTCGTCATCGATAACCCGGCGCCGTTCATTGTGCCGATCGCGAACTGGTCCGGTGAGCTTGTCCAGTCGGTCGACGAGCCCCTGCGCACCGTCACCAGTTGGCCCCGCGGTGGATCGTTCGCCGTGGCAAGCCCCGTGATTGCGCCGGCCACGCACCAGGGCAGCGTTCGGGTGAACGATCCGATGGAGCCGCTTCCCACTGTGACCTGCGCTAACCGCGGTGAGCTGACACTGATCAGTCCGCTGATGGTTGGGGCTGGTGGCCCGGAGTACTCAGGCAAGCCGGTAGGCATTGATCAGCCGGTGGGCACGCTGATGACACAGAACCACCGCGCGATTGCCACCGCCTTCATGGCCCAGATGAACGGCGGCTTCAACACCACGTTTGCCAAGGGCATGGATGACCCGCTGACAACGGTGACCAACACCGGCAGCCAGCAGCAGTTGGTCAGCGCCAGCCTGGCAACGTTACGTCGAAACTGCGTCGGGCGCGGCGTGGACGAACCCGTTCCGACAATGACGGCCGGCGCCGAGCACCACGCATTGCTGCAGTACAAGCTGTCGCCCGAGCACGAGGATGGAGCACTGCGAGTCGCGGCTTTCCTGATCAGCTACTACGGCACCGAGAACATCAGCGCCTGCGATGCGCCGGCGCCAACCATCACCACCAAGGACCGCCTGGCAATGGTCACCGTGATGGTGAAGGGCACGCCCTACGTCATCGTGGACATCTGCCTGCGGATGCTGAAGCCATCTGAGCTGTACAAGGCCCAGGGCTTCCCTGCCGACTACATCATCAGCCACGGCGCCGACGGCAAGCCATTCACCAAGACTCAGCAGGTCCACATGTGCGGCAACAGCGTCAGCCCGCCACCGATGGCCGCCCTGGCACGCGCCAATGACCCGTGGCGCGCCGTGCAACGCCAAGCACGCGCCGCATAACTCCCCCACTCCACCGCCCGGGCCTGGCCCGGCAAGGACTCCCAATGATCCGCCAATACCGATTCAGCGAGCTAATGGCTCGACTGACCAATGATGAGTGGACAGTCATCAAGGATGACCAAGGCCGCTTTCTGTTTATGCCAGCTGCCTACAAGGGGCGGAGGTTGTGATGAGTGAAGTGAAGCGTTTCGGGCACATCGGGAGCCTGATCCAGGTGACACCAAAGATCCTGGAAATTTACCCAAGCATGACCGTTTACGTGCTTGCCGCCGACTTCGATCGGCTCACCGCCGAGAACCAAGCCCTTCAACAGCGCCTGACCACGGCAGACCAGCGCATAGATGAGCAGCAAGAATTGCTGCGCGAGGCTCACGACTGGGTCGAAAAGAACAATTTTGGTGGCTGCGATGCGTACGATCTGCGCGATCGATTGGCCGCCGCCCTCAACCCAACCACCGAGAACCCACAATGAAAATTCCTGAAGGCTGGAAGTTGGTGCCGGTTGAGCCGACAGAAGAAATGAAAGGTGCCGGTGGCGAGGCGTACAGCTTCAATGTTGAAAACATTTATGCCGCTATGCTCGCCGCCGCCCCTGTACCGCCGCAAGCTGATGCCCAGCCGGTGGGCCGGGTGTCGTATATCGGTAACGGATTCGTCAGGGTGCGATTGACGGGCGCTTCGCCCAAGTTGGAATCCCCGCTCTACACCCACGCCGATGCGGGCGAGCTTGAGCGGTTGCGCGAAGAGGCGCAGAAGTTGAATATCTCGCACGAAGGCTCGAATGCCTTAGCCGCGAGCTTGCAGAAACAGAACGAAACCCTACACGCCCAGTTGGCCAAGCGGGATGCACTGCTGCGCGAAGTCGTGGCCCTTGACCCACGAGGGGAGTTTATGGGCTGGGATCTTGATGGGCGCATTGACGCCGCCCTATCCGCCAGCGCAGAGCCCGGAGACGACAGACCATGATTGACCTCAACGGCCTATCCCCTTCGGCCCGCTCTGCTGCAATGCGTGGCGGCACTGCTGCCTGGGGCAAGATCGGCGGCCTGCCCGAGCAGTTCCGATACATGGAACTTCGGCCCAGGCGCCCAGGACGGAAAAAGAAATGCCACTGTGGTTGCGGTACACCAACAACCCATCTGGGCATGGCCAACGGCGTGTGCTTGACGAGCGGCTGCGAGCTGTATGTTCGGCGCTGGGTCAAATCCCGATAGGAGTACATCTGTACTCCACCCCTCTATAACCCCTTCCCCTATCAAGCCTGCCCATGCGGCGGGAAAGGACTGTTATCGCATGAAAAAACTGTACTGGATTTTCCGCGCGGCCTTCCACATGCGCCACCTGATGGGCTGGTGGAAGCCGAAAGACTTGGCCTTCTGCTGGTAGGTCGGCGCCACGATCTACGAAAACTACGAATACGAGGGCCGGGTCAACGAGATCGGCAGCCCGGCCGAAGAGGTCGCCGAAGAAATCAGCTGCTGGTCGGAGTGACCCTATGATTCCCAAAGCCATAGCCCTCAGCGCAATCCTGTGGGTCCTTCTCATCCTCTCTACTGCATTGGTGATGTCATGAGCGAAAAGATGCGTGAAGAATTCGAGCGTACCAACGGTCGCGACCACCGGCGCCAGCCCCCGAAGGGCAACAACTACATAGACCCCATGGCCCAGGCCGACTGGGAGTCGTTCCAGAAGGGCTGGATGCAGTCCCGCACCGCTGCGGTGGTGGAACTGCCTGAGGCATACGAAACAAACGCTGACGGCGAGTGGCTGGTGCGCCGGTCTGAGGTCAAGCGGTTGATCGAGGCCCAGGGTCTGAAGGTGACACCATGAGCCCAATCCCCGCACCCTCAAGACCTCAGCAATACACGAAAGAGATTCTGGCTCCATGCAAGCGGTGTCGCGAGGCCGGAATCTATTGCCTCACTCCCAAAGACCCTTGTCACGTGAAAAAGGATAAGCAGCCATGATCCTCCCCCTGCTCTACATGGCCTGGCTGGTGTACAGGGGGCCGAGGCCATGAACGACCAACAACTTCTTGAACTGGCTGCGAAGGCGGCAGGGATTGGCCCAGTCCTGTGTTTTGAATCAGCGCGGAACTGTCTGCGGATCGGTGACCGAGAAAGCTACCGGCTGTGGCGGCCACTGGATGACGACGGCGATGCGCTGCGACTGGCGGTGAAACTACACATGCACGTTCTCATCCATGCCGATTGGGTGGAAGTGCTTATCGACGGGGTTCAGATCTACTCGACTGATAGTTGTTACTCCACTGATGGATGCATGATCGAGACCGCCCGCCGCGCCATCGTCAGGGCAGCCGCTGAAATCGGAAAAGCAATCGCCTAACCCCACTCCCCCTACATGCCTGCCGGTGAACGGCGGGCGGAGCTATGCCATGAACAAAGAAGAAATCGCGACCCTGCCGCCAAAAATCGAAATCGCCATCAAAGCCGGGCAGGCCGCCGCCGATGCATGCGCGGACGACGGCGGCAGCGCCAACTGTGACCGCGTTGTTATTCCAATGCCCGGGGTTCGTGAGTCATGGGTGAAAGGGCTGCGCGGCTACCTCCAGGAGGCGACTGGCTGGCACCGCCGGGGCTTTCACCTCGACACGCCTTTTGCGGGTATCGGCAATCGCCGCTATGCCGGCGTTCAGGCGATGCACAAATCACTCAAGGACCAGGGCGTCGACTGCTACGTCTGGTACCAAATGGATTAACCCCTTCTGCCGCCACGCGCGGCATGGAGCACACCCATGTCTGCAAAAAAGCTGTTCGAAGTCCTGATTGGCGCCCTGCTGTACCTACTGCTCACCCTCCTCTGGTTCGCCTATGCCGTCCCGGGGATGCTCGAGCACGGAACGGACGCAGCGCTGATCGCTGCCGGCTTCGGCTCGCTGGTCTGGCTCGCTGCCACCGGCTGCATCGTCATTTACATCATTCAGAAGTCACGCCCGTAACAGTGGCGCAACATCAATGCCGCCATGCGCGGCACGGAGCATCATCATGTTTCTGACCGCTGAAGAAGTGGCCGAACTCACCGGCTACACAAAACCTGGCGCCCAGATTAAGTGGCTGCAGGCTGAAAAATATGGGTTTGCCATTGATGGATACGGGAAACCCAAGGTATTGCGCCAGGTTGTCATCGGCCGCTTGGGTGGTATTCAATCGAAAAAAGGCCCTGAACTACGACTGGCTTAAGGAAAGCAGACCATGCGCCCTCGCAAGAAAGACCGGCACCTGCCGGCGTGCATGTATCAAAAGCACGGGGCCTACTACCTGGTGCGAAAAGGTAAGTGGCTGCGCCTGGGCACGGACTTCCAGGATTCGCTGGTCGCCTATGCAAAGACCATCGACAAGGGGAATCAGGGTGGAATGGGCAAGCTGATCGACGACGCCCTGGCATACATGGCGCCAAAGCTTTCGCCAAACACCGTAAAGCAATACGAAGCGGCGGCGACCAGGCTTAAGGAGGCCTTCGCCGACTTCGAGCCTCGGGATGTTCTGCCGCGCCATGTCGCAGCGCTGAAAATGCACATGGCCAGCACGCCGAACATGTCTAACAGGGTTATTTCATTTCTGAGAATGGTATTTGCCTATGCCCTGGAGAAGCAGGTGGTGGATACGAATCCATGCACGGGCATCCGGCGGCACGTAGAGAAAAGGCGCGATCGGTACATCACCGATGCTGAGTTCGCAAGGATATGCGAGAAGGCGAGCCCGAACATGCGGGTCATCTATGAGATGTGCTATCTGACCGGACAGCGGATCAGCGACGTGCTGTCCATCCACCTTTCAGATATCAGTGAGGAAGGCATTGCATTCAAACAGCAGAAGACCGGCGCCAGGCTCATCGTCCGGATGAGTCCTGACCTGGAATCGCTTATCTCGCGCATCAAGGCGTTGCCACGGACGATCCGGGGCATGACGCTGTTCTGCTCTCCTCGAGGAGGGAAGCCAGTTCATTATGGATCAGTGAAAGATGCTTTCAAACTGAGCTGCCAAAAGGCTGGGGTTGTCGGCGCAACGCTGCACGATCTCAGGGCTAAGTCGCTGACCGACACGGACAAGCAGGGTAATAATGCCCAAAAGCTAGGCGGGCACACCGACCCGAAAATGACAGCGCGCTACCTGCGACTGCGCGAAATCGACATTGCTGAACCGCCAACAATGCCGAAAAAATCCCTGTAGTATTAGACAATTGCCCCATGTCAAATAGACAGACAGAGCCAAAGCCTTTGAATACCGACGTTTCCAGCCACACCCCGATGATGCAGCA